TAAACGTCGAGTAGGTCGAGGGGTCGGTGTAGATCCTGGAAAGACATGGGATGATGAGGCCAATGAGACTATTGTTGATACTTGTTGTCGCGCACCCGCTTAATCTAGTGTACCCGGGATTGACCGTCATGTGGTCTATTGACCGGAAGCCCGAGGTGTGGGTCTTTTCCAACAACTTGGCAACGTCTTTGTAGTGGCTTCTCATTGCGACATAGTAGGGTCCTAACTCTATTAGCATAGACGCTGCGTTCTGGTGGCCATCGAAACCTGAATGGTCATTTTCGTCACAAACTGATCTGTGACCAAAGTACGACACCAGTTCATGGACGTATTGGCCAGTCTGCGCGTTAGTATTCGAGAATAGGTAGCCGGGCATGAGGTCGTTGATGCGTTTCTTGAGAGCCATGGTGTAGCGCGATAGTTCAACAATGTATCTATCGTCGACGTTGGAGATGTTCCGAGTCTTGGGATCTGCCTTACCGATATTAGCTTCTGCTTTGGTGAAATAATTTCCGGGCTTGTGGACGTCCTGATAGGTTGTGCGCTCGAGATACCCCTCGTAACGCTTCTTTTGGTTCGCATCTGTGTTTTGTTCGGCAACTTCTTCTATCGTGAGCGGTTCAACCTGCTCGTCACCGAACAATTTCTCCCACAGCTGGAACGCCGTCTTTATGGGACCCTCCTTGTCGTCCAGGAATTTCTTGGTCCCGTCGTCAGAGTTCACTGCCGTGATGCGCATGATAATGGCTTCTATTTGGGAGAGGTTAGACTTTGAATTGACACTGACGTTAGGGACGTGGCAGAAGTCTGGGGCCGTCTTAATCATCATGGGCTTCCCGTCGTCCAGAAGGTGGTGGTGGACTTCCCAGTCGTCGAAATTGGCGTTCCAAGCGTTTTCCGCTGCTCTTCTCTCGGCCTTGGTCAGGCCCTGGGTCCTAAACTTCTCTATTGTATCGCGGATTTCGCTAGTGACGCGTTCGCACACACCCAGTCTGAAGTTTAGATCCGGGATAAAGGGACT